CAAGTAATTTTGTTGCCATTTTAAGTTACATCTATTATTTTGTACAAATCTAGTACACGCTTGATATGGTCTGGAAATCCAATATCATTTCTGATACTGGAGCTTGTGTCGTTTTGAAGCGTGGCTCCAGCCATTGATCTTCTTCCTTTATATTCTTCTTTAAGATAATAAGTAATTAAATCGAAAACAGCTAGTTTCAAATCCTGAGGACACTCTGTGTAACCTGCGCGGTATGTGGCTTTTACTGACGCGAAGCCTTTCGCGAAGTACTTAGTACTTGATTCACCGTCTATTCTATAGATACGGTCATGTTCTTTATCTACATAGTAATCAGTATCTGCAACTAGAGTAGTATAATCGTCTGCGATTGACTCTCTTTCTTGTAGTAATCCTACACTTAATAGTGGAGATTCTGTTAAAAATAGTTCTGAACTGTAATGATCAGTAATATCAAATATTTCTACTTTATCCTCGATTGCATAGTCTACTACAGCATTTGCTGTATACGTTTTGACTAAGGCGCTTACAGCAGGAACTAAAACATTTAATTGACTATCGTCTTTATTATGTTCTATCTTTTTGTAAGTTTTATAATCTGCAAGAGTGCAAAGATCCATGTGATATTTCCTTTAAAAAATCTGGGAGAGAATGAACTCTCCCAGATTACCCAGCTTAAGACGCTTTGTATTGTAGTGCCCACTTAGAAGTAGCTGCATCGATAATATCGATAAAGCCTATTCTTTGTGAAGCCACAAGTACTCTGCGTTGGTTAGCAACTTCGTAGTCGCTCTCTATTGTCATTCCTCTGAGACGTCCCATTGCGAACATCTTAGGATTGACTGCTACAGCATAGTATTTATTTACTGCAGGAGTTGCGAACTCGTCGCAAAGGATTACTGAGGAACCATATACGGTACCAACAGATCCTTTAACTTTTGATGCTAGATCCGCACCAACTAAGTTGATGTCTTGGAATTCTGCATCATCCATTAAGTTAAACCATTCTGTTTGGTTCACTATATAGATAACATCTGCTGCGTTAACACCATATTTACCCATATTTTTACGTGCTGCTAATAAATGAGCCGCAGTAAGTGATTCACTTGCGAATGCTGTTCCTGATTGAGTTTTGTCACTATCCGCTGACGCGAGTGAGACAATACCGTTAAAACATGCATTAGATGTACCAAAAGGTCCATCTGCAAGGTTACCAACTAGAAGTCCAGACTCGATGCTTCTAGCATGAGATCTGATCATTGATTCACGAATTAGAGGAAGAATAGGCATAATTGCATCTTCTTCTGTTTCGTTACCAAGATAACTTGTTGAGATTAATTTTTTAGTTGTAAGTGACCTTTCCGTCATATCAACACCACCCCACGGAGTACCATAAGTATCTCCACGTTCGGCTAAGTTACCATGAGGACTTGTACCTGCAGTTGTTTGGGTGGATGCAAATTCAGCATACCCAGCGTCTGGTAGTACAGGCATAATCATAGTAGCTGTGTTCATAGCTATTTCTCTAAATAGTGGAGCAAGAATTAATTCGTTTTGAATATCTCGTTCTACATTTTGAGAAACTTCTTGTTCGAAATCTGCTGAAGATACGCCAACACCCGAATGGGCGTTAACTTTTTCGATAACATTTTGCGCAAGTTTAGTATCGTATCCGCGTCCAGTAGCTTTACCTAACATGTACGCATCATCGATGTCTTTTGCAAACGTTTGTTTCCAGTCTGAGGTTCCTTTATTAGAGAATACTCTTTTGGATTCACGTATGTTTACGATTTCTTCTGATTTTTCGGCAAGTTCGGCTTTTAGTCCTTCAACAACACTTTCTAAGTTGGAATAGTCTTTTGCTACACGACTTTCTAGATCAGACATTAAACGTTCTGCTCCTTCTGTTCCTGCTTTGACTATTGTTTCAACTTCAGCTTTCTTTTCTTGAATTAGCGCATTTTTAGCTTCATCTGCATCAGCGGCTGTTTTAGCCTCTGCATCAGATTTAGCTTGCTTTTCAGCTTGTGCCATTGCCATTTCAGTTACGGTTTTTTTCGCAACATCTTTAGCAAACTCTTCAAGGTTGAAATCTTTTTCTTTTTGTTCTGACATTTCCGTTTCCTTGATTACAGTCATATTGACTGTTTCTTCTGGTGAATCTATGTCAATAGATTGACCAGTATTTTTGACAAAGTTATTCTTCCAATCCATATAATCGTTCTCTGAATCGAAAGACTTAGCTACAGAAAAAGTTGCGGCTTGATTAGCGGGTACTGATACCACACTAATTTCAAAAAGCTCTACATCTTTTATACTGTAACCGTCGGTTTCCTCCATATAATCAGCGTCCTTGACTCGGAAACCAACGCTAAATGCGCCAAGTACACCTTCTTTAACTAGTTCATTAATTTTTCCTGCTGACTTAGATATTTTACCTTTTATCTTTAATCCTCTTTCGTCAACACCTAACTCAGTTGTTTTACCGATAGGATTATGATAATCGTGGTTAAAAAGGATAATGGGATTATTCTCATAATTGCCTAAGCCGCCTTTTGACCAAGCGTCAGGGTGAATTATATCCCCTGCTCTGTCTTTGTCATTAGTACTGGCATAGCCTGTTATGTTAATGCTTCCATCTTCATTTTCATCTAACGCTTTAAAATTTGAAGTTAAGTTAAATATTTTCTTCATTTATTTCCCCTTTTTTGCAACTTTAGCTTTAGCTGGTGCTTTAGCTTTTATTGCAGGCTTAGGTGTTGTAGCAGGTTTTGTCGTTGCTGCTGCAAATTCCTTTGGAAAATTCACCTTAATTAATTGTATTAACCTACCCCAAGATCCAGTTATTTTTCTAACGGCTCTTGCTCTATGTGGAGTATCGGGTTGGTCTATGTATTCTTTCATAGTCATAATTCTACCTTTTTTGGCAAAATATTCTGCTATTGATTGTGCTATTTTTTTCTGTCTAGTCATTTTCTTCTTCGTCCTCTGAAGGCCTTCCGCCCTCACTTGGGTTTGCTGCGCTTCCTGCTATATTTGCTGGAACACGTAGTTCATCGTTTCCGTCTATTGACTCCATTCTCATGGACTCTCTAGCTTCATTTGGTGTTATAATACCGCCATTTACTAGAGTAGAATAATATGATGCTTTGTCTTGTAGTTCTGGTTGCAAGGCTGGAATGTTGCTTACATCTTCAAGTAAATCAAATCCAAAAAACCTTTCAAAAGCATAATTTATTTTCTTAACAATAGGTAGTATAGTTTCTAAGTAATACAATCTATGGTTAGGTCTAATATTTGCGTTATTCCCACTATCTAAAAGCAAAGGAGGTATTCCTAGTGCCGTTAATATAATCTTTTCATTTGCTGCAATACTTGGTTGGAAGTCTAAATCTTTAAAACTTACCTGTGTTAAATTAGATACTTCTAATCCACCATCTAGTATCAAAGGTCTTCTTCCACCTGTGTTTGGATTGTATCTAACTCTCCAAGCTGCTAACATCCTCTCTTTTATCTTTTCACTCAAAGTATTTGGGCTCTTTAGTACTAAACCTGGCACTGCTCCATTCTTAAAGAAGTTATCTTGAAAATTTCTCATACTTCCTAAAAGTTGCATGGTTCTCCATGCTGGTTTGAGTCTTGGAACTCCCCTGTAAATCGAATTAAAAGAATTTTCTTTTACATGTATGACTTCACTAGGTGAGTATTCTATTTGCCCATCATAAATATATTTAGTAATATACTGTGTCTCGTGTGATTCTATTTCTATGTTTTGTGCGGGTAATTGATATAATGCTGCTCCATCAAAGTATACAAATATGTTTCCATCTATTAATAGATCAATTATAAGATTTCTTTTGAAAGTGCTTATATCTTGAAAAGGATTAGGCTCTATGTTTAATAAAGTGTTTACCTTTGATCTTCTAATATTCTTAACTATGGGCTGTAAACCAACTATCTTTGGTCCAACATCTACAGGAATCTCTGCGACATCGTCTACTATCATGTTTACTCCACGATTAACAACCTCTTGTTGTTCGTAAGCGTTTCTATAATTAGTAGCCTTTTCCCGAGTAGATATAGTCATTCCTTCTTCCCTTGAAATCATGGGTTGAGCTGGATTTAATCTTTCTACTCTTCCTGGAATTAGCCTATCGTACCAAGCCATATTTATCTCTCTGTTTCTTTGCCCAACGGGGCTGCTTTTTAGCAGTTATCATTTTAGGTTTTTTCCCGTATATTGAATGTAATTGTAAGTGATGAGTATGACACAATGTTATTGTATCATCAAAAAGTTCTTTGTGATGATCTTCAATAAATGCGTCTCTTAATCTCATTATTTCTTCAGCCGAATTAATTTTAAAATCGTGTTTTCTAATCCATCGTTCCAGTAATTCAGTCAAACTGTAAAAATGATGAAAGTCAAGGTTTTTCTTACTATCACAAATATAACATTCAGTGCTTTTCCTATACTTAGACTTTGCTTTGTCTCTTACATATTTGACCAAGTCTCTCCTAAGATTCATATTATTCAGCCTTATAAATAATTATACTAAAAAAGAACCTTTTTGTCAAGACATATTTTTTGTTTGGTGAGCTCATTTAAAATGTTGTCGCAGTTGTCTGGAATGTATAAAGCGCATATCTAAGAGCGTCTGCCATATGACTGAATTCGTTATGTCTTGGCTTCTCTCGTAGTAAATTAGGGTTTGGATCCCATTGATATTGGTCTAAAGCTTTTAAGGCTTCTTCACTTCTCTGATCTACAATTAAATTTCCATTGTCTACTATACTTGCTACATGACCTATGCCGTCCAAGATAGATTTTTTTGCATTGATTGTTGATATATCATAATTCTGTGCAAAATCAAATCTAGTTTGTTGAGCGGCTGAATCGATATATATCCAATCGATGTCCCACCTTTCTACTAACTTCCTTATTTCGATAGCGTGTTGTTCGGTTGTGCGTTCCGCATCAAGATATTCGTCCACGAGATAATACTTCTCAGTGTCCCAATCAAAAGCCAAAACACAAAACGCTGTAGGATCTTTGTACCCAACATCAAGACCTGCAAAAAGGTCCATTTTGCTAGTGTCAATTTCTGATAAGTCTGATACGCATTTTTCATGATCAAAATTCCATACTTGTCCTTCGTAAGTGTTAAAGTCTGCTAAGTATTCTTGATTAAACTCGGCTTCGGACATTGCTTTCTTAGCTTCATTAATGTCTGATTTTGAGTGCCGTGGGTTTTCGTGATAGCTTGCTCTAATTGATATCCACTCGGGGTATTCATTATTATAACCTCTATTATAGAAGTCAGCAAACCAGTTGTTTCTCCCTCTAGGAGTTGAGATAAAGATAGCTTTACTATTTGGTTTATCTAGTGTAGGTCTTAGTGCTATATTGAAGGCATCTCTACCATCAACGAGCGCCGCCTCGTCAAAAATTATTAAGTCGTATGATCTACCAACACAGGAATCTACTTGGTTAATTGAACCCATTCTTACAGTAGATCCGTTAGATAGTTCAATTATACGTTCTTTCGCATTATCTCTAGTAACTTCTAAGTCGAAATGTTTTATAAGGTTTCGTTGTAAGTCAAAAGAGATTTGTGATAATGAGTAGTTGGGTGACATTAATAATATATTAGTGTTTGGAATAAGAGCCATTAACTGACCAATTACATTTGATATGTAAGTTTTGCCTTGTCGTCTAGATAAAGCTGCACAAACAAATCTATATTTTGGATTATTAATCGCATTAATTAAAGCTATTTGAGAAGGGATAGGCTCTATGTTTAATAGATCTAAATAACCTTTTACGGGTAGCTTTAAGTATCTAACCTCTGGCTCGTACTCCATAAGATTATGAGCAGTGACATCTTTCCTACTTATTTCGAGCATTAGTGAATAGTCGTACTTTCTTGAACTAAAGTAAGGGGATCAATTAGATGATTGTCTTTGAGGATATTATATGTATGTATATAACCACCACAAAGATCAGCTAATGCCCATTCTTCTTCAGAAAGCGGACTCTCTTTGTCTTGTAATTTTCTTAATGTCTGAATACAGTTATCTGCGATATACTGTAACCATTCTGCTTTGGATAATCTATCCATGTCTATTTGCCTTTTTTCTTACCTACGTTCAATTATTATACCCACACCTAATACTTCTGCGTGTGCAGCAAATATTTGGTCGGTTTGATCTTTCTTCAGTACAATAGTTTCGCTTCCAGCTAGAGATAGTGTCCCTAGTGTAGTATCCGCTGAGTTTGCAACAGTTACTAATCTAACTGTAGTACCAGAATTAATTAATCTTACAAATTCTGATGCTCCAAAAGTGGAAGCTGCTCCTACTGAGGTTCCACAAGCGGCTTGGGCTGCTTTTAATCTAAAAATCATTTTCTTCTCCTAACGCTTCTTTGAGCGTCCTTTTCTGAGTTTCTTCTTGGACTGGCGGTATTTAATAGCTCGAAGCCTGCGCTTCGCTGCTTTTTTAGTCCTTGAAACACCAGAAGTATTGTCGATCTTCCAACCGCCACTTATCCTACGAATAGGCACAAACTACTCTTCGAGAGCTTTTTGTGCTTCTTCTTTAGTGTTAAATTTAAATAGTTTTCCGTTCTTTCGAATCCTGAACTTTCCTCGTCTTTCTTCGATTTCGGGTGCTGTATTGATTATTATAGAATCTCCATCAGATATTGGATCTGATTTGGGTACAGCTATTTTTGTTTCATATTTTAACATTTAACTCTCCTAAGTCATTGCTGCAAATATCTCTACATCACATGATGCGGTATCTGCGTCTAATATTAAGCTATCTACCTCTGCCCAAGCTGCAAAAGCTCCTGCTGAAGCATGTATATCTACTTGTGGCCCTTCATCTGTTCCACCTATTATTATACTTTGTTTCTTTTCTAGTTTAATATATGCTGTATCAGCACTATCATCAGATAGTCCAACAGTAACAAAATTAGTATCATCTAAATTTGTTATTCTCAGATAAGAAACATCTGCTCTAATTAGTGTTCCAGCTGAAGCAGCAGTACCAAACTTAAGAAAAGTGGTTGCTGTTGTAGTAGCTGTTACGATTTGTTTATAAACCTCATTTATACTTGCTATTGTAAAGGCGTTGGTCGCTCCTTGGTCTTTGCCGTTCAACGATATAGCTTCTGTGACTGTAACAGTCATTGTTGCGGCAGTAAGTGTCGTTGACATTTATTTTCTCCTAAGATCGTTCTTCGAATAAACGATCTACTTTTTGGGAAAGTTTACTAATTGCTTCCATTACTCTATTCATAACGTTGTCAACCTCTGTTCGAGTAACGTATTCTTTTCCAAGTTCCTCTCGGGTTCTATTCAATAGTATATCTATACGTCTTATTTCACGTACTTGTGCCGCTATGATAAGTATCAAGGGCGCAACGATTAGAGATAAGATAGAGTTCCATATAATTGATATTTCCGAATCCATTTTAGTGTCCTGTATGTGATTGGGTGCGTACACCCTTATTTTGATCTATATTATTGTTTAATATTTTTTATATTATAGCAAATTAGAGATTTGATGTCAAGAAATATTTTTTGGGTGCCATTTGTCTTATAAAATTCGATAAGTATTTATAAAACGAGACGTACATATGTACCACTTGAAAAAATTTTGAAAACCAGACGTCAACTATATGAATACGTTGTAAGTCTCTTCCTTAAATATTTTTAAAATTCTTTATACGCTAAATATTTTTATAGGCTCTGACTTGCCTTTAACCATTATATCGCCTATATTTTCGAAATTATGTTCTTTACAATTTTTTACAGTAGCTTCGGATACTATAATCTTCCACTCTTTATAATCGTTTCTTCCTGCTGTCGCTTCTAGTCTAGCCGCTAGATTTACTGCATCTCCTATTACTGAGTAATCGAAACGAGTTTCTGAACCCATATTACCTACTATACAAGTTCCTGTATTAACTCCTGTTCCAACATTAATAGGGGGTAGTCCTAAATTCTGATCTTTAAATCGTTTATTTAATTCTTCTGTCTTTTTGTTAATTTCTATAGCTGATTTAACTGCTAAGTCTGCGTGATTTTCACAATCTAATGGTGCGTTCCAAAACGCCATAATACAGTCTCCCATATATTTATCTATAGTGCCACCATTATTTAAAATAATCTTAGTCATACTGTTAAGGTAAGTATTAATTAAATCTACTAAACCCTCTGGGTCGTCTTTATTCTTATATACTTCTGAAACTGGTGTGAATCCCATAATATCAGTGAATAAGAAAGTCATCTCCCTTCTCTCACCACCTAGTTTTAATAGAGAGGGATCATCTTGTAACATTTTTACCATGTCTGGTGATAAATAAGTACCGAATTGCTTCTTAACCTGTCTTCGAAGGAAGAATTGTTCTATAAAGGCTCTAAAAGTGACGGTTGACCAGTATAAAAAGCCTATAATGATGACTCCTGATATATCTAGTAGTAGTCCTTGTACGAAATAGTATAGAGTTCCATAATACAGTAGTATAATTGAAGCTAAAAGTACGGGTAGTGATAAATAAATTCGGGAAGCTGTAAATAGTATTAAAATTATAAGTAATGAAGCTATGCCGAGTTCTGCGGTTTGAGCCCAAACGGGTTGTACTGGACTAGTTCCTAATATAAGGTGATGTAAAACATTAGCTTGTATCTCATGTGGATACATCATGCCTTTTGCAGTAGGTACTGGGTTTACAACTCCTTCTGCTGTAACTCCGAATATAACAAAACTAGCTCCTGTGATTGGATTTTCTAAATACTCTTTGGCGCTTTGGCGATAAAAGTCTATATTAGAAGTTATCCATACTCTTGCGTTTCCATCTGTGTCTATAGTTGGATAGTTTGGTATTCTTAACCATTCTATACCTGCTTGTCCTGTTTTAATTTGATAACTTGGGTCGCCTACTCCTACTCTTAGCATTTCTAACGCGAAGGAAGGGTATATGCTTTCTTGTGAACTAACTGCGATAGGTATTCTTCTTACGACACCGTCTAGCTCAGGAGCGCTTGTTACTAATCCTACACCTTTTGCAGAGTCTGCTAGAGAAGGTGTCTGTCGTAAAATTCCTGGATACCTAAATAACCATAATTTTGGATCTTCCCCGATTTGGGCAGTACCAACATGTGGACCACCTTCTGTTGCCTGCGTTGAAGCAGCAT